GTGCTTTGTCACCCATCTATCAGGGTTGATCAAGGTCATATTACTCTTGATGTTGTTGTTAATATAATCTCTAGGTACACAATCTCTAGGGTGTACTATAATAGGTACACTTTTAAGATCTTTAGGAATGTTTTCTAGAGTGGTATCATGAAGAAAAACCACAAGGTGAGTATGCCCACCACCACCCACTTTGTCTTGGGACGGAAGTATGTACTTGCGTATACTATTTTCTTCTTCAAAGATTGTCCAGCCATCCGTATCCTTCTCTTCCTTATTAACCATCTTTGTCTTGACGCTATCAAATACATTCTTAGCTCCATGATATTTTTCAGGTGGCATAGTCTCATCTTCATCACTTTCTTTAGTGAAGTAATGATCGACTACTACTACAGGTACATTCTTAAGTGCTTCGTATTCTATCTTGGTAGTCTCAATACTATTACCACTACCCATCAAAGCAAAGTCTACTTTATTAATTTTCTTAGTCTTAATAAACTTGTTTAAGGTTAATCTTACATTACCTTTAGTTAATTCATAGGTGAAAGTTTTCTTTTCTTTCTCCTTCATGTGTTCAGCAAACTCAGTAAACCTTTTCTCTACAGCTTCCATTGTATTGTGAGGCTTAACATTAAATTCCTCATGGTCTGTATGGATAGTCGCATCCTCAAAGAGATCGAAGCCTATGTAGTGTACACTGTCTTGATGCTTGAAGGATGCAAGTGCCATCTCAATAGCTCTACCACCATTCCAACTACCTGTCTCTAGTATTGTCTTAGGCTTGTAGGCACGTATGAGATCAGCAAGCTGCTTGTATCTGTTGGGAAGGATGTCCCCTGTAGTCTGTGTTTCTGACAGTTCAAAGATACGCTTACCATCTTTGTCCCTAAAGGCATGGTTCTTTTTATCTGCCATGTTTACAATAAGCTCACTGATGGGTGAGTTATCTTCTGTAAGCTCATGAACATTCATACCATGAGCAGTATAGATAGTTCTTAATCTATTAAAGATAAAGACATCATGCCACTCTCTATAGTTTAGAAACTCTCCAGATGTATAAGCACCACGTAAGTCACCTAATAATTCAACAGGAGTTATCCTAGATAGGTTGAAGGCCATGAAATAATGGTCATTTTTAAGAGCTACTAAGTCTATCTTATCAGAATGTTCAGGGAACAGGCCATCTAAAGTCTTGAATGATATGTCTTTAGTATTCATAGCAAGAGGATCAAGCCAGATCATCCAGCTATCTGCGTTCTCAAAGGCACACTCAGTTAGTGCCATAACTTTAGGCATATACTTTTGTGAATCAAGGATGTCATTGTATTCTATAGCACCACCCTCAGTACCATTGTGTTGAGGAAAGTCTTTCCTAAACTTTGTGAACTCCTCCATCTCTACTAGGTTATGATAGAATATATTCTTAGCTTTAGGAAGAGAGTAGTTAGCTAGGTCAACATCGTAGTAATAACAATGAAACTCTATGTTAGGCTCCCAGTTTTCTTTGAACTCGTTTAATAAATGAAAGGTACTGTGTTGTAGGTAGCTCTCATTGAAGGCTGTTACTATTTTATAATTCATCTACGTTTCCATGTAATACTAAATAAGAATAATCACTGTTCCACTCTGTTGCCATAAGGCCGTCCTTCTCACGCTTACATTTCCATTCTTTAAACCAAGGACCACCTGTTGTAAAGTGTACCATCTTAGGATCAATCTTAGTGTCGGAGTGACCATCAAGCCAGTTCCAATCTTCCGTCATCCCACCGATAGCACTGTTCTTATTAGGTAGCCATCCGAATGTATGTAAGTAATTACCTGTCTTGTTATTGACCATGAATGGTGTAAGCTCTCTGTTCAACTCATGACCACAGTTCCATAGCATTAGGCTAGACCAGTTCTTTCTGTTGTACTGAGTCTGTTCTCTGCCGTCCATCTTGAACTTATCTTCTGGTTCGTAGTCATGCTTAACACAATACAAAGGATAGAACTCATCGTTGTACTCTTCAAATATCTCATTGACATCTGTTCTGGGATACATATCACAATCCATAAACAATGCCCATCCTTCGTACTGCATCAAAGCAGGTACTAGAAAGCGAGTAAAGGTAAACTCAGTAGAGAATGGCTTCTGATCTATCGAATCAATCATCTGATTATTAACCATCTCAAAAGGTCTGTTAAACATATTCATATGTTCTAAGATATCTTTACGTAGAAACTTAACTATGATATCCTTTGGTGAGTTAGCTTCAATTAAATATTTTAGAACTTGGGCAGCAACCTTTTCTTTAGGATCGTATCCTATAAAGACTGTGTTAACTTTCTTCTCTTTACTAATACTCATTAGTATTTTCCTTTAGTTAGAGTTTGATGTGCTAATTATACTACACTTTTTAATTCCTGTCAAGTTTTTTTTACTCACAAGATTTCTGTCCTGTACTAGGATCAATGAAGCAAGCTTCAGCTTGAGGCTCTTCCTTTACTTCGTTGAGTATGCCGTACCGTTTACCATCTGCTCTGAAGGTAGTGATACCTTTACACCCTTGCTTCCAAGCATTGAAGTATAGCTCTTTAAACTCATCGAAGTTTACGTTACTTCCTACATTGCAGGTCTTAGATACAGCACTATCTATATACTTAGATACTAGAGATAGGACAGAGAGGTGTTCATCTGCACTGATATCGTTAGCAGTTCTACCTTCGACACCATGCTGAAAGGCATAGTCTTCTACTCGCTGGATCTGATGACCATCAAACTCTTGTATAGTCCTGTCGTAGAACAAGTTAAACGGTGGTTCAATCCCAGAGCTTACGTTGTCGGCAGTCAAACTAATCGTACCAGTAGGAGCAATAGAAGTTAGATGGGAGTTACGTATACCATGCTCCTTGATCTGATCTTGTACCCAAGGTGATAAGGTCTTGAAGAACTCTCCTTCTATATACTTATCTTGTTTATACATAGGGAAAGAACCTTTCTCCTGTGCTAGAGAGGAGCTTGCAGAATAGGAATAGTCTCTAAGTATTTTAAGAACTTTAGCTGTGAACTTCATAAACTCTGGAGAAGCATAAGGCTTACCACACATCTCACCTGCATTGGCTAGACCAGTGACCCCTAGTCCCATCCTACGTTTGTTCTTGGCTTCCTTCTCTTGTTCAGCAAGAGGATAGATGGTCCTATCAATAACATTATCCATAGCTCTAACTACGTGCTGTATGTCATCAGTAAACAATGTAAAGTCAAACTCTGATTCCTTCACGTACTTAGTAAGATTAAAGCTACCAAGAAGACAAGCACCGTAAGGTGGTAGAGGCTGTTCACCACAAGGATTAGTTGCTTCTATAGTCTCACAGTAGTAAAGGTTGTTCATCTTGTTGATAGTATCTATGAACAACACACCCGGCTCTGCCCAATCCCATGTGCTACGCATGATCATATCCCATAGAGCAGCAGGATCTACTTCCTCATGTACCTTACCATCAAACTGTAGAGGGAAGGGCTTCTTATCTTTAAGGCATCTCATGAACTCATCAGTCACACCAACTGAGATATTAAAACCTGTAAGAGAAGTACCATCATTCTTAGCTGTGATAAACTGTTCAATGTCTGGATGATCTATACGTAAGACACCCATCTGCGCTCCTCTACGATGACCACTAGACGCTATGGTCTGACATACTGCATCATAGATCTGCATGAAGCTTACTGCACCTGATGCTCTGGAGTCTAAGGACTTGATGCGATCTCCTCTAGGACGTAGGCGTGAGAAGTCATAGCCTATACCACCACCTCTACGCATAGTCTCAGCCGCATCAGTAGCTCTTCCCATGATAGAGTCCATGCTATCTTCTATAACACCACTGACAAAGCAGTTGTATGCAGTTGTCTGCCTTGCAGCACCCATAGCATTCTGAACTCTACCTGCTGGTAAGAACCTAAGATGTCTAAGAGCATCCTTAAAGTTTTCAAAGTGATCAGGAGAATCCTTAAGTGCTTCAGCTATACGTACAACTTTACTATAAAAATCTTCACCAGTCTGTCTATACTTAATTGCATCTATCTCTTCAGATATAGGTTGAGTCATTCCATAGTGTACTTCATTTTCCATTTACAATATTCCTTTCTTTATTATAATCTAATTCTAAGATTAGTTGTGCATAGTGTATAGCTTTTTCTATATCTTTTCTACCTTGACCTTTGGTTCTATGTCGGGTTATATATTTTACCACATTACCTTCGAAGTAGTCAAGCTTATTCGCATGGATATATTCTACTGGTTGTATACCACAATCTCTGTAGTGGTTACCACCTACCTGTGTAGCTAGAGCTTTAGAGCAAGGCGTGGATTGATCTTCTGACATTGTTTACATCCTCTGAGTTAATTATATTACTAGTAAACTTCCTCACTACGCTGGGTTCTAAACCAGCATAGAAACATATCTCTTCAAAGTCTTGACAGGTAACGCCAACTTCTTTGAAGAGCCATGAATGGGCTTGATCTCTATGTACTTGAAAGGAACTATCTTCGCTATTACTAGTAGGTTTAGATACATCTAGTATAGCTTGGAGAACCACAGAAATATATAGAGATCTATTGCCATCCTTATCTGTTAGATCATATAAAGAACTTCCTGAAACGTCTGCTGTTAAGTCGTATAGATTATCACTCTGTATCATAATACTCTTCCACGGGTCTATAGAACTTACCTCCTACATAGTTATTATAATATGCAGGAGAATCAGTTCCTTCAAGTGTACTACATAAAACATTGTATTTCATTTGATAGTAACACTCATAGTAACGTAAGCTTCGTTTGTTTTTAAACTCAGCTATGATTACAAACTTAAAGTTATCTTTACCTAACTTTTCAATGTCTTCAAGCAAGTGTTTACTTGAACCCATATAAGATTTCCAATTAGACTCAGCTTTCTTTTTACCTTTCTTATAATTAAAGTATTGCTTACAGCCTATGTAAGCTTGCTTAGTTTTAATGTTGGTGATGCAGTAAACAAAACCAAACTTAGTTAGGTTAGGCTTAGTACTATATTCCCAATGCATTACCAGTCCATTACCTCTTCGACTTTAGGTTCTTTAGATACTTGTACCAAGAAGTTAAGACCTCTTGAGTATTTAAAGGCACGTATTCCTTTGCCTTGATTAGCATTAGACCAACACTCTCGCTTGTGATTACAATAAATACAGCCAATAGCAAGCTTAAGATTACCAGACTCACCATCAGGTACTGGAGCATAGCACCGATCAGGAACACGATCATTGACAACCATTCCCTTAAGATGCTTGACTCTGTTTTTAGCATTGTCCATCTCCATCTGATGTATAGGGGTGAGACATATCTCCCCACTAGATTTATCTATCACTAAGAATGCTGCCTCATTGACACCATTAGCTTGAGCATAAGCAGAGATCTGTCCTATGTAGCCAAAGGGATCATCTTCAAGTAACTTATTATCTTTAAACTTCTTAAAGCTAAAGCCTGATGCACTCTTACAATCAACCAAGACATCATCTATCATAGCATCTTGATGACCTAAGACACCTTCAACACTAACTTCTTTCTGTTGATCGGTAACCTTGTGACCTGCAATAGAGGCACACAGTAGAAGAAGTTCTTCTAAGATGTAACCATATAGAAACTTAATTCTTGTACTAGGTGCTAGGTCTTCAATCTCTTTCTTACTATTGACATCATACCATAGCTGTCGATCAGGCTTACCTATCGCAGATAATCTTAGGTTCCCTCTAGTACGAGGCTCTTCATACATGAATGCTTTGATGTGTACTTTAAGCATCTCACCAAAGGTATCAATATGTTTATCTACTTCTTTCTCATCCATCTTAATAGGATCAAGAGAGAACAGATCGTATATATCTTTTACTAATGTATCAACTGTTTTCATGGTATAAAAAATAGGGGTAGAAACCAAACCAATAATCTCTACCCCCAAGTCTCCCTTAGTTTATATTAAGAGGCGAAAGGAATATCTTCTTCAACTGTATCAGTAACATAACCACCGGGAACAACATCAAAGTCATCACCTGAACCACCACTGTACTCAATAAAGTCTACTACTTGTACAGCAGCTAGGTCAGCAGATATACCTGACTTCCCAGCATAGCTCCACTCAAATGGTATAGCCTTAACATTAACAGTACTACCATTAGCAATCAACTTACCGTCCCAGTTATTATTCTGAGAGTCTTTTACTATTGGGCCTTGTTTCTTAGTACCGTCTGCTCTAGCTACCTTACGTTTAATAGTAACAAACTCTCCACGATCGTCACCTTTGTTAGAGATTGTAAGCCCAGCACCTTCAATCACTGGACGGTTGGTATCATCTACTTCGATTTGAATTGACCACACTGGCTCGAACTTAGTGTTCGGCTCTACTAGAGAAGCGTAATGGCATTTACCTGTAATATATATTGGATCATTCATTTTTATTTCCTTTTTCTATCGTCACTCCATTGTGACATGAGTTTAAATTAATCAGAACGTAATTATACCACACATGTTTATATAGGTCAATCCCCC